TACTTGGATAGACATTACGCGCTCTCCCTTTCGATCTTGGTTAGTATTTCATAGGTGCGCTTGGCAGATTTCTCCAGCGACCCCTCTGATCCGTAGCCGTCCCAGTCCATACCTCCGAAGCCGTAGTGCTTAGCGTCTGAGATCAAGTCCTCGAAGGCTTCCTCGTCAAGCGCCACCTCGATTCGGTTGCCTATAACTCTGACTATCTCGCCCGAAGGCAAGTCTCGATCGCGGTGATCTATGTAGAAAAGTCTTGGCAACTTAACTACTATTGGATAGTTCATAGTTCCCTTTCCGTGATACCAACTTGGTGTCACTCCCCCATTGTATCAAAGAGGGTTTTCTTGGTTGTCAGATTTTGTGGTATCGCCAACGGCGACACGCCCGAAAATCGTTTTGACTTGACAAAGAAAATCACAACTCATCTCGTCCTCGATCTTCTTCTATTGAGCGTATCAAGTCGTCTATTTCAGGCGCATAGGGCTTCGCCCCTGCCTTGCGGTCATCCTCACATACTTCGCCGTGCTTAACTAGAAGATCGCCGTAGTGATCTCCGCATACTCCACACTTCATAGAGTAGCCACCTTTTCTATGGTGACCTCGTGAAAGTTAGCAAGACCTAGCCCTAGTTGATCGGCTACGCCCTCTGCCCACCCTTGTATTCTGTCGCGTTCTTCCTGCCCTTCCTCGCTGTCTAACTCGTGATAGACCACGATAGTTGCCTTCCATTGTGACCCATAAAAGGTCACCTCGTATTCATACTCCCTCATTGTTCTTCCCCTTTCTCGCAGGTGTGAAAGATAATCGCCTCTTTAGAGGTCAATTCCGCCCCACACTTTAGGCATTTCTTATTCATACTCTTTCCCTTTCCTTTTCTCTGATAGGAGCCTCTCCCCTATCGGGTAGTTCTATCTTAGACAAAATCCATAGAATCGCAACTATCACACCGCTATACACCGCAACTTGGGCGAGTCCTCGCCACCACTCAAAACCGATCTCAAACATTGGCGCTCCCTATCTCTTGCGGTAGGTGATCTTGTTCCTCGTCATCTTTTATACACTCACGGCAGACATACCACCCGCCGTCTATGCGGATGAAATCGGCTACGCCGTCACAATAAACGCACTCCTCAAACATTAGCGCCCCCCTCGCACTTTACGCTATGGGCTATTGAGTCCATAGCCTCGCGGTAGGTGGAAGCGTATCCAAAGCGGGCTATTAGACTCCCCTTTTCCTTGTATTGGTAGCGGAAACTCATCCACCCGTCTAGTCCGGTAGATTCGATCTCCCACTCATCTACTACCGCACCGAGGCAGACGCACGCGGTTAGTTCCCCGCATTGGTCGCACTCGTCTAGGGTCGCGGTGCTTAGTTCGCACTCTTCTAGTGTGTGAGTCACTTTTCTATCCTTTCATTAGGTCGGTTAGTGATACGCGGGTGACTTGATTAGCGGGGCGGGTGTAATCCCAATTATCGCCCGAAATCATTGAGCATAGTTTCTTTCTGATCGCCTTACATAACTCGAAAGCGAAAGAGGATTTCCAATTTTCAGACTCGCAAGCCTGATACTCATAACAAGCGAGAGCGCCTAACGCCTCAGCGATAGTCGCCTGATCTGAATAAATAGGGCGGAAAGCCTGAGCCTCGCGCCCCTCCCAAAACTCGTTAGCGTCATTGGGGTATCTTGCCCATAGGCTCGCCTGATTTTCTAGGCGTAGTTCTTGCTTAATTAAGAAAGAAGAGCGATCACTATAATAATTTCCGCCCCTCTCAAATTGAAGATTCCCTCTAGGTGGCAGAACATCATCTCCCACATACACCCAAAGATTATCTTTTCCCCAACCTGCCACGCTCGCCAATAGGTCTAGCGTGTCCTCACTTACCATAAATGCGGACATAATTTCCCTTTCATTGTTAGGTGTTGCTAGGTCTAGCGACCTACCACGAGGGAGAGGATACACGCCCTCTCCCCCATAGTAAAGCGCTAGGCTCTTGCGTATAGCCCTAAACCGCCTTTTTCCTTTATGGTCTGCCTTGCCGTAGATAGTGCGCTCTTCTTAGTGTGGAAGAGATAGGCGCACCGACCTAGATAGGTGCTACCCTGCCACGCCGTGATCTCCCACGCTCCCGCTATTTCGCCGGTCTTTATTCTTTCCGCGTTTAGTTCTATCCTCATTATGCGCTCACTTTCTCTAACATAAGGCGGGTGGCGATAGCGTGATGCGACTTAGCGCCCTTGATGTAGTTATACATCTTGAGGAAATCGTTAAGTTTATCGGTAAGGTCTTTAAGATAAACGCTTGAGCATCTTTCTAAACCACCATTACCCGAAATTCTGATAGTGGCGAATTCTCCCTCTATTTCAACTCTCACAAGGGTTGATCCCTTGCGTGTTTCTATTGTCATAGTTTCCCTCTCCTTGATCGGCTTGTGCCGGTAGGTGAATTATTGGGTGCGCCTACCCCATTACGCAACTCTAATCCGGCGTGTTGTGAAAGAAATTTACCCGCGCTCGGGCGTGTCGTAAGTCTAGAGTTTAGGTCTAGAGTTAGTTGAACTTTCAACTATCTAGGGGCGAGAGTGTTAGAAGATCGGGTGTAGATCGGCGGGCGGGTTGTTCGGTTGGTTGGGTTTATTAAATGGGCAGGATAAAAGAATTAAGGGGAAGGCAGGGAGCGCAATAACTGCCGATAGGGGAATCGCCCTCGCTCTCTCCCCCTTTCGGGTCAGAATCGCTCAGGGCTATCCGGTAAAAGCCCTGCCAATGGCGAGGGTGACCCCAGGTTGTTAAAAATGGGGGCACCATCGCCTATGGACCACATATAAATATCTCTCCTAAACGAAATCTATTTGTCCCATTTATATACCTATAAAGGTGAATTGCATCACAAAGATGCAAAATCACCTATTTTTCGTGCCTTATATATAGTAGGGGAGTAAAACGGACCAGCCGTAGTTTTACTCCCACAAAGGGCCGCTCCGCTGGCGCTCACGCGGCCCCTAACGATTACCCTCGCATCCTTCGCACCGCGCTTCAGGCGCGGCTCAGGATGTCCGTCGCAGCGCGTCCTGCAAGCAGCGCTGCTCTATAGGGGACTTGGGGCTTTTAGTGGGGATAGTTCTATCATTTTACAAATGATCCATACCTCTACCCAATTAAGGAATTTATAGTGGGAGCAACCCCAAAGCAAAAGCAGGAATCTGAAAAAGCCAAGAAGGTAATCCTCCAATCTTTAGCCGAGGGTATGACCGTTGAACAGGCTTGTAAGAGCGCCGGTCGTACCTTAAAGAGTTATGAGTACTACCGCGCTAAAGATCCAGTATTCCGCTCCCTAGCAGATAGAACTAGGCTAGGTTCGGTAGAGAAGAATTTTACGGAAGAAACTGCTAAAGGTTTAGATTTCGTCACTTGGCGCTCTAAGTACCTAAAGCAAGAGACCTTCCCCCATCAGAAGAATCTGATAGACGTCATAGAAGGTAGAGACCCAGGTTGGTTCCACTCCTCTATGAAGTACGAAAAGGGTATTGCTGACAACCGCATCCTAGTCAACATCCCACCCAACCACGCCAAGAGCATTACGGTCACCGTAGACTACGTAACCTACAAGGTAGTCAACAACCCCAACTTTAGAGTTCTAATAGTTTCCCAAACCCAGCGTCTAGCAGCAGACTTCCTTTATGCTATAAAGCAGCGACTGACGCATCCAATGTACGAAGAACTACAGCAGGCTTACGCCGCTGGGGTTGGGTTCAATACTAAGACTGCCTCCTGGCAGGCTACCCGCGTTACCTTCGGTGATGAACTCCGCGAGTCATCTGAGAAGGACCCCAACCTAGAAGCCGTAGGTATCGGCGGTCAGATCTACGGTAAACGTGCAGATATGATTATCGTAGATGACGCAGTAACTTTATCTAACGCTAATGACTTTGAAAAGCAAATTAAGTGGCTCCAGCAAGATGTACGGTCTCGTCTTAACCCTACTGGTAAACTTATCATTATTGGCACCCGAGTTGCCGCTGTAGATTTATACAAGGAACTACGTTCCCCAGATCGTTACCCAGGTGGTCAGGTCCCTTGGACATATCTGGCTATGCCAGCCCTACTTGAAACCAATGAGGATCCAGAGAAATGGGTTACACTATGGCCCTACTCCGACCAACCATTTGATGGGCAGACAGATGAACACAAGACGCAAGAAGGTTTATACCCCCGCTGGAATGGTAAGCATCTTTATGCAGAGCGTCAAGCAATGGATGCTTCCACGTGGGCGCTTATCTATCAGCAACAAGATATTTCAGATGACGCCATCTTTGACCCGATTTGCGTTAAGGGTAGCATTGACGCGATGCGGAAAGCAGGCCGCTTGGTCCCTGGTCACCCAGGACACCCTCGTGATCTTAATGGCTTTTCTTTTGTCTGTGGCCTCGATCCTGCAATGGTCGGTGACACTGCCGCTGTCTGTTATGCTGTTGATCGCGTTAGCCACAAGAGATATATCGTTGATGCTGTCAAGATTACGCGTCCAACACCTGCTCAGATTAGACAACTCATCGTTGATTGGACCAACCTCTATACCCCCGCAGAATGGGTTGTAGAGCGTAATGCGTTCCAATCGTTCTTAACTCAAGATGAAGGAATCAGACAGTTCCTCGCATCCAAAGGAACCGTTCTTAGAGAACACCACACCGGAAACAACAAGTGGGATGCAGGATTCGGCGTTGCTTCGATGTCGACGCTATTTGGTACTAAACAGCAGGACGGTAAGCATCATAGAGATAATCTCATCCATCTACCGTCGGACCAAACCGAAAATATAAAGGCTTTAATAGAACAACTTATTACTTGGTCACCTACGACTAAGGGTAAGACAGATATGGTGATGGCACTTTGGTTCTGTGAAATCAAAGCAAGAGAGTGGCTAAACAATGGAATCCACCAACAGCATCATCTAAAAAATCCGTTTTTGTCTCGCTATGAACGAGGCAAGAGAATGGTCGTTAACATCGATCAATTATTACAAGAACAAGAGAGGCAGTTCATCTAATGGCACCAAAGAAACCAAAGACTAAATCTTACAAAGATAACGCAAAACCAGTTATCTCACCAAAGGTGCTTGAAAAGATTATTGCTGATTCAAAGAAGAAAGCAAAATTAGAAACCCAAAAGAAAAACTCACCCAAGACTAATTGGGTTACAAAGATTGGACAGCAGAAATCTTTTCAAG